GCCCACAAGGCCGACAATCTTACCGACGCAATTGGCTACCTGCTGTGCCTGGATGCGTGCATTGATGGATAGCTCGGACTTCCCTGACGTGTCGGAGATGGTGGATCCCATCGTTAACGTGCATCTGGTCAGTGGGCATGTGATCAAGATGGCGCAGGTGTCCATCGTTGAGATCGCGAAACGACTCGAGCAGCACGGGTTCGTGTACCTCTCAGACGGAGAGGGGGCGTATGCAGTTTTCTTCCATCATGGAGTGGCGGCACTAACCGTGCCAGTTTTGACAGAGCGCGACTCATAATCTTTGGAGACACGAAACTATGCGCCGAATCTACACCATCAGTGATTTGCAAGTACCGTACTGCGACCGTAAAGCTGTCGATGCTGTAGCCCAATGCATCGCCGACACGAAAACCAAGGACGACATGGTCGTCAGCGTCGGTGACGAGATGGATTTTCAGACCATCAGCAAGTACGCGCAGGGCACGGAGTTGGAGTGGGAACGCAGCATCGGCAAGGATCGGGATCTCACGCATCAGATCCTCAAGGATCTTCAGGTGCAGCACATCTCGAGATCGAACCATTGTGATCGGTTGTGGTTGTCGATCACGCGCAGGCTTCCGGGCCTGCTCGGTGCCCCCGAATTGGAGTTGGAGAACTTCCTACGCCTCCCCGAATTGGGAATCACGTATCACAAGAAGGCTTTCAAGATGGCCCCGAACACCCTGCTCATGCATGGTGACGAGGCTGGTGTGGTGCAGGTTGCCGGCTCAACTTCAGCAGGGCTGGTTCGGCGCACAGGCATGAATTGCGTGATCGGGCACACTCACCGCCAGGGCTATCAACCGGTAACATTTGCTATCAACGGGGTCCAGACCCGCACCCTGTGGGGTATGGAGGTCGGGAACCTCGTAGACATGCGCTCGCCCGGCATGCAGTACACGAAGACCCACAACTGGCAGCAGGGCTGGGCAGTCGTGTACGTGGACGGTCAGACCGTCATCCCCCAACCCATCCCGATTATGAACAAGTCTTTCGTGTTCGAGGGGGTGCAGTACTCATGGCGGTAGCCGAAGCCACGGTCACCGATACGGAAATCCGTATCGCCAATGGTGTAGCGAAACGAGTCCACAGGAATCAACGCTTCCTGCTCGAGTTCGATGACATCCGATCCGAGATGTACCTGTGGATGGCTGCACACCCGGACAAGTTGTCCCGCTGGCGGGAAGAAGGAAAGGTCGGGACAGGGAAGCTGGGCACGGCCCTCTACCGGGCCGGCATGCGCTGGGCAACCAAGGAACGAGCCATCCTCACCCGCACCCAGGTGCAAGACCACGCGTTCTACTCCGAAGCGATCCTGCACGAGCTGCTTCCCGACGTGTACGACTACGACAACTGGATCCTCAACACGTTCGAGGATGACACGGACGGACGTACACAGTCACGTCCCGGTGAGGGCAACACTCGGCTGGCGATGCTGGTCGATGTGAAGTTCGCTCTCGATTCACTCACCGAAGAGGATCAGGAACTTTTGCAGGCCCGGTTCGCTGATGGCGGGATGGATGTGCAGATCCTCGCAGCCACCTACCAGGCTCACGAGTCCACGATCCGGCGTCGTGTCAGGAATGCGCTCAGGAAATTGTCGGACAAGCTCGGTGGTGAACCACCGTGGGTTTAGGAGATCGCATGTCTTGGTGGGTTGTGCCTGTGTTGGCTGGTTTAGGTGTGCTTGGGTTGCTCGCCGGCTGGACTGTCGGCACCATCCTTGTCGCCTTCAGGCAGCAGCCGATGGATATCTGGGAAGACTGGGAAGATTGAAGCGCACGATGTGCAGACCCCCTCGTTGTTGAGGGAGCCTGCACACCAGAAGCAATCCTCAAACACGTGACAATCCCACGAGGATGTCCCAACCCTCAACACCAAGAGATGACTCCGTGAGGACAGACTCGAGAACCTGACTGCGGTGGTACAGGGACAGGACACACTCGTCCAGCGGGGCACTGTCAGGGATGTTCAGCCGGTTCACCTCGGCTAGCCAGTCACGCACATCCCGCACGGTCGCCTTCTCCGCATCCAGATACACGCCAATGGACGCGTCACTCTTGACACTCATTGCAATCACTCCAATCTAGAAATCGTCCGGGTCTTCACGGTCGTAACGGTCGGCGATCATCGAATAGATCACCGCCTCCTGATAGTTCAAGAACTGCTTCTCCTCAGGCGTGAGTGTCGAAATCAACGTTCACCTCCCTCGCCTTAATGATGAAATCCCACAGGTCGTCAGCGGTTTCCCTATTCGGGCATGAGATCGCCCACGAGGTGAACTCCCGCAGCATGTGATCCTTCATGGCACGCGCACCCAGGTTCCACCACATGCGATTCGAGGAATCCCCTGTGCCGATCACGCCGTGCATGGCTCGTCGTCTGCTTCGGTCGGCACGGTTAAATAGGATCCGCAACTCAAACACCTCGCATCCAAGAAATAGAAGCTGATCCTGTTGTCATCGAAACGGGCAGCAACAGCGAGCGTGTCGTTGCCACACAGGCACGTGTGCTGCGGACCAGCCCACGAATAGTCCGGGCCGTCAGGGATCTCATTGAAGGCCACCTTCACGGGCTTAGACACGCACCCACCTGTCACCCACATCGTGCTGGCACGAACAATTCAGGTCCGTGCAGCGCAGATGCGCCTGGGTAGCACCAAACCTGTCACCCAGGCCGTTCAGGTCACCACCTGCTCGGCAATGGGGGCAGATCACGACGCCTGCTTCACGTTCTGAAGCCCCACATACGCCGTCACCGGCACCACCTCGAGCCGGATCCCCACCTTCCGTCGCAGCTCACGCCGCTGATTCGGTGACAACCCACCCCAATACCCCTACTCCTCATGCCGCAGCCCCCACTCCAGGCACTGCGACTGGATACGGCACGAGTAGCAGGTCTGGTGAATGATCTGCTTCTCCATCACCGTCACGTTCGATGGGTTGTCCGGGTAGAACAAGCTCGTACCGATGGACGCGCACTGTTGCGTGCCGTCGAATGCCGGGTAGCGCATTACTGCATCGCCTCGGTATACCTTGCAATCACCTCAGGCTTAATGCGCCCACGGGCACCCACCTCGATGCCCTGGCTCCTCGCCCAGGCACGAATCGCACGCGAATCCACCTTGCTAGTGCTGCTAGTGGTGGGGGTAGGGGCTGGTGCCTCATCCACCACGGGCGCAACCTCGGGCTGAACCGCCGGAGTCCACGACGGGACCATCACGTGCGGGTATTCCTCAATCGATGTCGAATCCATTACCTTCTCCTACTTGTTGTCATGGCAGGTGCAGGCGCACCGCCGATCCGAATTCACCAACCACACAATGCACTTCTCGTGCAAGTCATCAATGCACCAGCCGAACAAGGCCGGCTTCCCCCTGCTAGTCATGCCTCATCCTCGAGTACCGACACCGAGTAGGCACCATCCTGGGCTAGTGGTGCCACAACCAGCGTGGACTGCTGCACCACCGTCTCCACCCAATCCAACGCACCGTCCATGTCATGCGCGAACCACGACACAATCGTGTCCGGGGCACCATCAGAATCGGTGAACGTCACCATGAACCCATCCGGGGGCCGCTCGATGAGCGTCGCCACAACCCGCTGAAACACCATCCGCATTCCTTCCAGCTCGTGCTAGTGCTGCCACCACCACCCCCGGAGGGGATCTCGAGGGGGTACGAAACCCGCACCTCCGGGGATGATGGAGCCAGAACTAGTCGATCATTGATGCGCGGCAGCGATGGTTCATTCCGTTCACCCCCTCCCGGTCACACAATCATAGTCACATATTGCATGCAACATATACCGACACTCCGACATCGTGCTAGTCCTGCGATCCGACCCGGTAATCCCCGAGCTGGCCTGCCCCCTCCACCATCGTCTGCGCCGCCCACAATGTCCTGAATGCGGCACCGTCCCACCTTCCACCCCACACGTGCCACAAATTCCCGACCCTCATCACCCGGTAGCGCGTCTCCTCGTGGCGATACCACCCCGGAGCCATCCGAACCCAAGCCCCACCAGTCGGCCCCAGCACCTGCCTCGGGGTACGTCTGCGCGACATCAGCTCACCCCCTCCCCCGTGCGTGTGACCAGCAGTAGCGGCCCGTGCGGACGTGCCCACGACATCCCTCGTAGTCGCACTGTCCGTCGAATCCTGGCGACCCGTAGTGCAGCACCGTCCCGTCCCGATTAATCCTCGAGCCCGTCACGACGACACCCCCTCGGGATCCCAATTGCTCGAGCATGCCCACGCACACGGCACCCCACTACCCGCACCACAATCCGGGCACGGATCCACCGACACGGTCCCCGTGATCGGATCCCAAGACGCTCCGATATCTGCCATCACTCCCCCTCACCTATTGCCTGCCCCTAGTGGCAGGGCGTCGCCCACGTGCGAGACGTGGGCGACACTCCGCACCTAGGAAAGCTCCCCCGGAGTCGGAAGAATCCACGCCCACAACGTCACGAAACCCGCCGCCAACACGGCGAAACCTGCCACCGTGCTAGTGATGCCCCGGTCCGTGATCCCCGGTCGCTCGAGCGCCCACGAGAAACCCGCCAGGAGTAGCGCCGGCACGAGGAAAAGCCCGACCGCGAATGACCACACGTAGAAAGTCGTCATCGATTCCACCCCCTACCGAAACATTCCGAAAGCCTCGGCATCATCGAGCAACGCCGCCACCCCATCGATGTCATCCCCCAGCAAATCCATCAGCGCACCGCTAGCCATCGCACGCACGTTCCCCGTGTCCAGCTCGCATTGCGTATCCGTCGCGAAAGAAAACGCGACACACCCCCGGGCCGCGAAATCGGCGCGCACACGCGACACCGTGACCGACTCCCCCTCACTCCGGCGATAATCCGTCTCCTCGTGCAATGACTCGATCTCCCACGGCTCTCCGCACCGTCCGCAATAGATGTCCATCACAACCACCCCCTAACCGATACCCCAGGTCCGTCCCGGGACCGCTACCCCCCGACCCATGCCGGGGGATAACGGACGCGCCACGGACACACGTTGCAATCTAGGCACGCACAATCAGCGGATGCTCGAGCACCCCCCGCAGCTTTCCCTTACCCAACAGTCCGACGACCGTGCCGGCCGGATCCGAAAACCTGTCATCCGTCACGTCCCCATCGACAACGTCAAGACCGCGCCACACCGCGGGTAGCGGTGCTAGTGATGGGAAAACCGCGGTCACCGTGTCCCCCCGGCCCGTGATTCGAGCGACCGTATCGGGACGCGTGTGACGCGTCACGGAAAACGTCGTCCGATAATTCTCCGCAAGGAAACCCACGCGATCTATCCTTTTCGTGTAGTCATAGGCACGTCCGTCCCACGTTGCAATCAGCGCAAAAAGAGCTGGGGCGATGCGCTCCCACGCGACATCCGAATTCGCATTCGGTCGGACATCGAGGATCCCATGCCTATCGTGCGCCCATTGCATCCGATCCAACAACAACCCTAGAAATAGGTCCGGGCGTTCCGTCAGGAAATCCGTCCGCGCCGCACGCGCCGCACGAACATTCGCATACTGAGCCCTCATCGATTCATTCACCACACACGTAGCGCGACAATGCGTGTCCGACACGCACAATCCCCCATCCGTCCCAGCAAGCAACGTCACACTCGCGGTCGGTCGGTAATTCTTGCCCACCTTAGGTTGCGCCGATGGCAACGTGAGCAGACTAGATCCGTTATCGGGGCGTAGACCGTGACGTGCCCGGATCTCCCCCCACACGCGCCGCCCATGAATAGGACACCCCGGATCGATAATCCCGCGACGCTCCAATTCCACCGTTCTCAGCATGACGCTCCCCCTCACCATTGACGCGGATCGTAGTTATCGGCACACGCGATCACCGCGATATCCGCGGCGTGATCATTCCCGTCATATTCGACGTCGATGCCCGTCACGTTGCACGCGTGATCGGTATCCGCGATCACCATGATCACGGGCGTATCGGCAGGCAATGCCGACAGGATGCGGACCAATTCCCCCGCGGTCAATGTCGGAGACGTCACCGCGGTCACCTCACCGTATGCCGCCACGAATTCCCGTGTCGCATTCTCCCACCGTGCGAAATTCTCACGCACGACATCGACAGCCCGCTCAATCGTCCACGTGGCATCCGTCACAATCCCATCGGCATCGTCATTGTCCGGACCGACATAGAAATCCTCCCAATCGGCCCATGCCCCATCACGATCAAAAACCCCCGGACCCAACACGACAGGAAACCTAAGCGCATCGTCCACCGTGTCAGGATTCACACACACCCCCACATACATCGTGGCGCAACCACCCCCCGTCGATTCAATCCGAACAGGGAAACCCGCACCGCGGATCGCATCCCCCAACGCCCTCATATCTAACGTCGACTCCGACATTGAAACCCCCTAGATGAATGCGGATCACCTATCCGCTACCCATGACAATACACACCCCGTCACTAATTGCAATACCCCACGCCGAAATCCATCCACCCCAGAAATCGAGCACCCCCCGCCGACCACGGTCGGCACCCCATGCCACCCCATCCATCCGATGCATCCGATGCGATGACACACACCCCCCCACCTAGGACAATAGGAGAGTCTCACCGTATATACACACACGACAGGGTCGGGCGGGGTCGGTCGCCACCCCCTCCCCCCCCTCCTGGGGTGTGATTGCGCCCATAGTCCCCCATCGGTCGACGCACCGGCGGTCGAACACACGTACGAGCTTGACCCCAGGGTTTTAACTACTGTGTGTACATATATATAAATAATCTCCTTGTAGTTCTGTGTGTATTTGGTGGTAGGGGGATGTGTGTGGTGTGTCCGTTTGGATATGGTTTGTACATGTTTGCAAGGTGTTTCTTTGTGAGGTTGGTCACAGTGGTGCACGTGACACGCCGATGAGCAGGCACTATATAAGTGAGGGGTTTGAGCGAACGGAGTGAGCGAGAACCCCGAACGTGTCTTTTTTCTGGACCCCCTGGGGGGGTCCGGGTTTATGTGTACGTCATTGACGTACATGTTTTATCTATTTCCTGTCGGCGTGGTGGAGTCTGCCTTGTTTCGGGTGGATACCGGGCCTGGTTATTGTCCCCTTCATTTGGCCGCCTTGTGGAGGGTGGGGTTTTTTTATGTCGGGTCGTTCGAAGTCGGTTTCTGTTGCCGAGTTGAAGCAACTGGTGTTGAAGTCGATTGCGGATGGGTTGACGGTGGAGGCGTCGCTGGTTCGTGCGGGTCGCACGTTGTCGGCGTATGAGCGGTGGCGGCGTGAGGATCCGGTTTTCGCGCAGCGGGTGGATGAGGTTCGGGGGATGCGTCAGCGGGTGGGGCCGCTGAAGCTGGGGTTTCCGGAGTTTTCGGAGCGGTTTTTGGGTATGCGGGTTTTTCCGCATATGGAGAATGTGGTGGATTTGATGGAGGGGCGTGCCCCTTCGTGGACTCCTGCGGGGATTGTGTTCGAGCCGGGTGAGCGTGATCTGGCGATTGTGAATATGCCTCCGGAGCATGGCAAGTCGGTGACGTTGACGATTAATTATGTGACGTATCGGATTGCGATGGATCCGAATATTCGCGTGATTATTGTGTCGAAGACTCAGGCGATGGCGCGGAAGTTTTTGTACGCGGTGAAGACGCGGTTGACGCATCCGAAGTTCACGGAGATGCACGCGCATTACGCTCCCGCCGGGGGGTTCGAGTCGTCGGATGCGTCGTGGACGCAGGACTTGATTTACGTGTCGGGGGAGGCTCGGGATTCGGGTGAGAAGGACCCGACCGTCCAGGCGCTGGGTATTCGAGGGCACATTTTTGGTGCGCGTGCGGACATTGTGATTGTGGATGACGCGGTTGATTTGACGAACGCGCACGAGTACGAGAAGCAGATTGACTGGTTGCAGGCTGAGGTGATGTCGCGCCTGTCGGCGAATGGGATGCTGCTGGTGGTGGGCACTCGCCTGTCGGGTAAGGATTTGTATTCCGAGCTGCGGGATCCGACTCGCTACCCGGAAGAGGATTCGCCGTGGACGTATTTGTCGATGCCGGCGGTGTTGGAGACAGCGGACAGCCCTGAGGATTGGGTGACGTTGTGGCCGCGCACGAATCACCCGGATCCGACGGAGAAGGACGCCGACCCGGACGAGGATGGTTTGTTCCCGAAGTGGAATGGGCCGCGTCTGGCGAAGAAGCGTGCCCGGATCGCCCCGCGCACGTGGGCGATGGTGTACATGCAGCAGCAGGTGTCCGATGATGCCGTGTTCCATCCTGATGCTGTCCGTGGCGCGATTAATGGGAATCGTCTGGCGGGGGTCATGCCTCGCGGGATGGCGAATTGCCGCCCGGATGGGATGGATGGGCTGCTCGTGGTTGCCGGCCTGGACCCTGCGATGGCGGGTCACACCGCTGCGGTGGTGATCGGCCTGGATCCGGTGACCCAGAAGCGGTACGTGCTGGATGTGTGGAATAAGCCGGCGATGACGCCGGATGCGATCCGGCAGATGATCCGTGACTGGACATCGAAGTACGGGATTATCGAGTGGCGGGTGGAGAAGAACGCCTTCCAGTCGATGCTCACCCAGGACCGTGAGGTCAGGGAGTACCTGGCGGGGGCGGGTGCGATCCTGCGGGAGCATTTCACGGGCGCGAATAAGCATGACGTGGACTTCGGTGTGGCCTCGATGACGACGTTGTTTTCGGGGTGGCAGGACAAGCGCCAGCTTGTTGAACTGCCCTCCACGCACGTGTCGGAATCCACGAAGGCTCTGGTGGAGCAGTTGGTGACGTGGCATCCGGCTGCGCCGAAGACGCAGAAGACTGACGCGGTGATGGCGTTGTGGTTCGCGGAACTGGCGTGCCGGGATCGTGTGGCGGCGATGACGAACTTCTCCCGCTCCCACGTGAACAACCCTTTCGCCACGAAGTATGACCGTTCCACCCAGGCCACGGTGGACTTGAACTCGTTTGAACGTGACCGCATGTTTGTGACTCTTTAGGAGGCTAGGTGCCCAGTACTGCCGAGGTGGCTGGCCTCTACAACCGTCTGCGCGTGCAAAACAACTCGCGTGACCAGCGCATGCGTGACATCAAGATGGTGCGCTGCGGTCAGATGGCGAACGTGTTCCCTGAACTGTTCCCTGAGGATGGCCCGTACACGCGCCCCATTGTGGCGAACATGGTGGATGTGGCGGCACGGGACCTGTCCGAGGTGATCGCTCCCCTGCCGTCGTTCAACTGCTCGAGTTCTTCGATGGTGTCGGATGCGGCTCGGGAACGCGCAGAGATGCGTACCCGCATTGCAACGTATTACGTGCAGTATTCGCAGTTGCAGAAGCAGGCGTATGCCGCTGCCGACCGCTACGTCACCTACGGTTTCGTCCCGGGCATCATTGAGATTGACTGGGATGAGCGGATGCCGCGCATCAAGTGGCTGGATTCGATGGGCTGCTACACGGTACGGGATCGACGTGACCGCGTCAAGGCACTGTTCCAGACGATCAACTACCACATCGATGACCTGATCGCGAAGTTCCCGCAGTTGGAGAACGTGATCTTGTCGCAGGCACCGGGTGCGACCACGAAGATCGAGGTGGTGCGCTACCACGACAAGGACGTGGACATTCTGTTCCTGCCCGGTGAGGGTGGCATTGAGCTGCTCCGCACCCCCAACCCGGTGGGCAAGTGCCTCGCGGTGGAGGTGCGCCGGCCTGGTCTAGACGAGGATCCGCGTGGTCAGTTCGATGATGTGATCGCAGTTCAGGTGGCGAAGGCACGTTTCGCGCTGCTCGCGATGGAAGCGGCACAGAAGTCAGTGCAGGCACCTATCGCACTCCCTCAGGATGTGCAGGAGTTGTCGCTGGGTTCTGATGCGGTGCTGCGTTCGTCCACGCCGGAGAAGATCCGGCGCATCCCGCTCGAGGTTCCCCCTGCCGCGTTCCAAGAGCAAGGCATTCTTGATCAGGAACTGCGTCAAGGTTCCCGCTACCCTGAGGTTCGCGGTGGCAACCTAGA